TTGGTTTGGAGAAGGAGATGGCACAACAATTCTTGGTACACCATCATCATATTCTCCACGTCTTCTTCTACCCATTTGTTGTAGGGCAAAATTCTGTACTTCTTCAGTATACTTCCTTTGATAAAGGTTGTATAGATTATCGGGTCCTTTTAAAAAACTAAAAGCCTCTGTTAATACACCATGCAACAACATAGTCTCTTGATGTTGAGAAAGATAAGTATTGCTTGAATTAGTAAAATTTGGTGGATCTTTAATATAATTTATTTGCACTGTTGCGGCTGTAGCAGGAGTTGGTGCTACTAATATAATATTTCCTGTTTGTACATTATCCTCCCAATTAGCAAAGTATTTTGGGGTTCCTTGAGCACCGCTGCTGTTAAACTCAGAGATAAAACTTGTATCTCTTTTTTCTAAAAAAACTCTGGTACCGCCATCGATAACTTGAACTGATCTAATTACTAAAGCATCAGATGGCAAAGAAACATATCTATTGCCTGCAGTAAAATTTGAAGTAGCATATTTTCTTAAGTCATCATAATCAACTTTACCAGCTACATCTAATTCAACTGCTCTAATGAAATCTTGGATTATTGCATCGGTTAAAACATTAGCATCAACTTCTGTATAATTTCTTACTTGTGTTAAAAAATTTGAATGAGTAATAGCCATTATGAAATACTAACCTCCACTGAACCTATGTTTGAAATAAGCTCTCTTCTTCTATTTTGCAAAGATGGATCTTCAGGAACCATGCTATGTATTGTTGTTGTAATTCCATTTGTCGTTACATTAAATTCTTGTGTCTTAAAAGCAAAGTCTCCCGGTAGTGATAAATTTGCGACTCCAACAACAATGCCACCAGAGTCTGAAATGGTAGTATCATTTGAAAATTTTTGTGATGGTTGTTGAAATTTCATTGATCTAGTATTTCTTAAAGCTATCGCATCTGCCTTGTGATACGGTGGATCTAATTGAGGATGTTTTGGTTCAAACTCAGATATATGTACTAAGGATCCATTCCATTCTTTTACCATTTCTTTATATGGGAAAGCCATTCCTGATCTATCAGATATCGCTTTAGATCTTTTACCAGTTGCGTATGACATTATACTCCATCTCCAAAATATGTTTGAGGTGAGATATAAACAGATGCTCTTTGACCATCTTCACTTAATGCTCTTAATAATTCGTCCTCATATAATTGTTTTAATAATTGAATTCGATCTGGTGCTCTTTTAACGGATAAGTAATATGCAAGACCTGAACACATGCAAGGTAAAAATCTATATGCTATATCTGCTTGATTAGTGTAAATACCAGCATCTTGAATTCTATCAATAGTGTAAAATTTTAAAGTTGTATAAGTTGTTGCATCAGGAGTTAAATACAAAAAAATTTGAGGTGTTGTTTGTCTGTCAACAAAATATTGAGAGGGTTGTCCAGTTTGTAATTTATTAGGTAATGCTGCATATGCGGATCTATCAATTTTTGTTAAAGAGATATCGTTAGTTGATGCAGTATTACTAGCTGCAGCAGTTGTTGAGATATAGGCTTCTAATACATCAGAGACACTTGAATTGACAGCGTATTGTGCAGTCCCTGCTACAAGTGGTACTTCGTTAAGAGAAACTTTCCAAAGATGAACTCCTCTGTTACCCCACTCTGAAAATAAAAGATTTAAACTTCTTCTTGCGCTACGTAAGTCATTACCACTATTAGTCCGCATACCACATCTCTCGTATGCTTCTTCAATAATGTCATCGATATTTAAATCGAATGCTGTAGTTCCTGACGTTGCCATAATTCATTACATTAAATCTTTATAATAATCTAAAGACTTTCCCGGTACTAATTGTTCATCTTGTAGACCCATGCCAGAAGTTCTAGCTGCGCCAAAACCTTTTGTAGATTTAGCTTCCATACCCATTGAAGCATACATCATTTTGCCTTTTTTAGCTTTCATATTTGACTCGATGGCTTTTCCTCTTTTTTTCTCGTAACTAGATAATTTCCCATCTTTATCTAAGTCAGCTTTTTTTGGGTTCTTTAACATTGTATCTCCTCCTAATCTCATTTTCATAAGGTCAGCATGATAATCTTTTGTGCTTACTTTACTTAATTTAGTTTTTAATTTTTTTACTTTAGCTTTTTTCTCAGGGGAAAGTGTTGCAACCTTATAAGCAAGAGTAGCACCTTCAATTCCTAAAGCAAGTGGTGTAGCTGCTCTAGCAAATCTAGCTACCTTACCAAGTTTAGTTAATTTTTTAGCTGCTTTAGCTGCTTTTGGAAGCGCAGCTGGTAATGCTTTCTTTGGATCAAATACTGTTAATGCTTTACTTTTACTTAAAACGTTTCCTGTACTGATAGGTGTCTTACCTTTAAATTTTTGTTTTAAAGTTGTAATTAAACCTTTCTGTGCAAAATCGTCAACTTTTTTATATGCTCTTGATAGAGCTTGGCCAGCTTTAAATAATTTTTCACTCATACTTCAATCATACCACCGTAATACTTCTTGGTAAAGGTGCTCACATTTGTTGGTTTACCACCGACTCCTTGTGGTTTACTTCTTTTTCTCGCAACGGCACTCCGCCTTTGAGAGTCTGTCATCCTTGCTGCTTTTGCAGCAGGCACGCATTTTGGATAAGCTCGTTTTCGATCTGCTTTTAATTTTGATCGACCACAAGGTGCGTAAGAACCATCCTTTCGCTTGCTTCCAATATCTACCCATTTTTCTGAAAACCATTTTTTAAGACTCATTAGAATACTCCTTTGAATCCCATACCTCTAATTGCTGCTCCAGCTCCACGTACCTCACCACCAAAACTCATTTTATTTGCTGCAGAACCTGTTTTATCTGTAGTAGTATCAATTTGTAAACCTCTTGGTAGATCTTCAAAGTTATTGTCATATTTTTTTTTATTTTTTTTCTTAGCACCCATATCTTTCCCACCACCTTTATTTAATTTAATAGTGCTTAAAGTCTTTGCTTGTGCAGCGTGTGTTTTTGATGCTTTTCTCAAACCACTTATAACTTCTTTCATTTTTGCTTCTTTACCAACTTTAGCCTTCATTGGCTCAACGTTTTTTTGGTACAAATCTACTAGACGTGATCCCATAAATGACGATGAATTATTAGGTTTAGCTTCTGCTGTTTTTGATCCTTTTCCAAAAACTTTTTTTGCAAGTTTTTGAACCATAGTACCAAGTACCGCTTTTTTTACTTCACCACCAACTTTCTTACCAGCTGGTTTTGGTCCTTTAAAATCTTTTCTTTTTAAACCTGATGGATCTTTAATTTTGCCAGCACAAATTTTACTAGCATAGGCGTTAGCATATGCACTGGGATAAACACGAAATTTTCTTTTGGCAGCAGCTTTGCCTCTTGCACATAATTTGGTCATGCAAGATTATAACATTTTTTATTAGGCAGTAAAAGTCCTAGACAGTGGATTTTTCTTACGTTTGATAGCTACTTCAACTCTCTTCTTTTTTTTCTTCTCGTCTCTAGCACCACGAAGCTTACCTTCTACTTGTTTTGATATTTGACCTCTAGTTATTGTCATTTATAATCTCCAAATTTATGTTTCCTGCTATTGTACTAGCATTACTTGTTTTTTTTACCATGTGCCCTAAAAAACTAGGAAATAATATCATTTGTCCTTGCCTACACTCAGGAACGTAGACTTGATCAAAGATATTTAAATTAGATCCATTATAATAGCTTGTTATAAGATCTTCAATAGGATTCAAAAAGACTGTTCTTGATTCATTTATTTTTTTAAAAATAATAAAAGAAAAATGCGAACCTGCATGTGTATGTCTTTCTTGGAAGTCATTTTCTTTATAATTATTTTGCCATATAGATGTAAGGTTAATTTTATAATTACCTTTGATATCTTTTGATAACAAAGATGCTATCTTTTGAAGAAGATAATTTATACTTTTGGTATCTAAAGTATTTTTAAAATTATGACTACTACTTGTCTCCGATAGCCATGTTTCTTCAAACTTTTCACTAACTAAATTTATTTTAGTGACATCTATATTTGCTATGTATAAAGGTATAGAAAAAATATTTAATTTCATATTTATCTAATACCATTTAATTTAAAATTATTAAACTAAATCTTTTGCTTTACCAATTATAGGTTTATATTTTGTTTTACCTTCTGACTTGTATGCATGTAAAAATTGTTTTCTAGGTTGATCAGTAGTATAGCTACAATGTATCCATCCGCTGTTTGGCTCACCAGGAGTATAGAACTCAAGGATCAATTGATCATAGTCCAGGTTTTGATTAATCCAATCAGCCAGCTCAGCATTGTCTGTACCCATACATTCAAAATCCGCAGCTTCGGCCCGCGCATGTTGGCTGTTAACTGAGCTGCCGATCTTAATACACAGCTGTTCGCTACGGAATCCGCTAGTCACCTTCACCCTACCAAAGTGATCACGTACGGGTTGTAAAATATTTTCGCAAAGTGCTTTTAGTTTTTCTATCTGACCTGAGTTAGGATTATTATTAATGTCTAACCTAATAGCAGTGTCTGATTTAATCAACTCTTGTAAAGTAAAATTACGACTCAAATTCATTTTTTTTCTCCTTTAAAATTTTATTGATTTTATCTTTTTCAATTATGGCTCCAAAAGAATAAATTAATCTTTCTCCATTTTCAATTGGTGTTGATCCATGATCTTCTAATGACGCTAATATTAACCATAAATCATTTTTTTCAACATTATATATTTTTTCATCTATAATTATATTACCACCTTTTTGTGGTTTTTTTAACATCACGTTAGCTCTAATATGTACATAACCCTCTGGTGCTGAATCTTTATGTAAATGTGTACAAGCTTTATCTTTAAAATGATTCATTAATAAAGATCCTAAAATTGGTTCTTCTTTATCAGGATATAAACCAAACTCAGCAAAACTTCTTTGCCATAAATAGCCATTTGAATTTTGTCTTGCAAACCTTCTACCAGGAGAAACTTTATTTTCTTCAAAGTTTTTTGTAAATTCTATGTTAGAAGAGAATCTCCAATTTTTAATTATTCTAGGTATGGTAATATCCATTTTTCCTCAAATTCATTGCACTCATTAATAATTTGTTTACTTAAATATTTTCTTAAATCATAGTTAAAATTAGTGTTATAATTTAATTCAATTTTATGTAAATTTTTAACTGTTTTACTATCATCGTAGTATACACCATTAACATTAAATTGCTCTAATTTTTTAGGTTTATTTATTTCAACATTTAAAAATAAACTTAAATTTTTTAAAAAATTATCAATGTTTTCTACTAAATCTTTATAATAAAATATTCTGTAGTCTTCTTTTTCTTTTACTAAATTAGTGATGCTCCAAATAGATTTACCTAATATTCCATTTTCAAAATTCATCATTTGACTTATATATTCATAAACGTTGTCTTTTGTATAATTATTACTTTCAATTTGTAATTTTGCAAAAGAGCATACACACTCAACTAAGGGTCTATATAAAATAATAAATTTAGGTTTTTCTATAATTTTTTTTAATGATGATAAATTTCCTGGCGTACCCCATTGTGATCTATCTATAATATTTTCGACATTCCAATCTTCATAATAATTTTGAATGCAATTTTTTAACACATTATCTAATGATTTATGATTTGGAAAATTTTGAAATATGTCAGAATTTTTAATTATTTGTAAATTATTTATTATATCAGGACAAATTGAATTAGGACTCATTTTAATATTTTTATTAGAGTTAATTATAGATCCTAAAACTGTGTTGCCTGCTCTTGGCAATGAACATAGAAAAAATATTTTTTTAATTTTCATTAAATTGAATTATCAGGTGCACAAATAAATCTTATAAACATCCCATGTTTATTAACATCAGATTTTCCTATTTCTAACATTTTATTTTTTGATTCGTCATACCCAAACATTAAACAATCATATTTAGTAGGAAATGTTTCAGGCCATTGATAAGGAGGCATACATTCGTTTGCTACACTAGAGCAAATTAAAAGACTAAGAATAAATTTCATTATTCTAGTATCAAAGCTTGAATATATTTTCTACCTTGGTATAACTCTATCTTTGCTTTACCTTTGTAACATTTGTAGGTTACTGATTCACTGAACTGTCTCTCTGCGTGGCGCTTCCCGCGAAGACAATGAGCCATGTTTTTTTGCACAAGGTGTTCCTTGATCTCTCCGTTTACAAACATCAAAAGGGCCACTATAGACTCTATCATTGTGAGTAACTCCCGTTTTTGTAACCAATCTCACGATTAGCATCTTTTAATTTTTCAATATCTAACAAAACCTTGTCCATTTGCTTTCTTAAAAACTCGATGTTTACTTTATTTAAAGCCATGTTTTCGATATGTGCATTTAACTTATCCGTGGTCTTGTACAAATCCTCAATCATCATGTACTGCTCAGAATCTGCGGGCAATGAACCTAATTGTCCACGTGGCCACTTGATTCTAAACTCTGTATTCTCCTCAAGATCTTTTTCCATTAGTTGAAGTCTAGTATCTGCAACATTAAGACGTTCAATTATTTGAAAATAACCCATAGTGCCGAGTGCCACGATAATTATCAAACTAGCAACCGTCTTCATAGGCATCTGCACTTTTGCCTCTTCTCCGATTTGTAATGGTCTATTAGACATTAAATTCCTTGTAATCTTGGATCTTTTGAAGTTATATTTTTTGAAGCTTTAGGTCGTGCTAAAGAATCCATACTTCTTTTTCTTAATTGCACTTTTGCAGATTCTTGTTTTCTCTGCTCCTGAATTGCTTTTTTAAGATCCCATTTAAAGTTCATTTTTTCTTTTTCCTTCTAGTGTAAAATATATTATCTAACCATTCACATACTTTGTCTAGTGCTTCAAAACATTTATAAATAAATTTATCAATCATTCGTACGTTTTGTCCTCCTCTCTTTCTTTTTCAAAACCCTCTTGCAAAGTTTCGCTTAAAGTTTGTTCTTTTTTTTCCATTTCATAGAACATTTTATCACTATCTTCTGTAACCAATCCACTATCTTCAGCATCCCAATATGTAGTTTGAACCTTGTAATCTGGCCAGCTGTTATCAGTAGTATAACTATTAATGTGCCAGAGAATACGATTATTAGGCTGAGCTGCATAATTACCGTTAGCAAGAGCCAATATATGCGCACACTTATGTTC